CGAGCGTTCTCGCCTAACATTTTTTGTGTGGGCTGGTATACGACAGTCATTACTCGGCTGCTTTTGCTGCCGCTGTAGGAGGATCATCAGGGAAAACAACTTCGGACACCTTGCTGTATTTGCTAGGTAAGTCACGTAGTTCTTGCCTGTATGCCGCCCATTCCTCAGCGGTATGCGCCCCTAATGCTGCGTCTGGTAATTGTGTCCAGTCAGATCCACCCAATTTACCGTTGCGTTCTGACCTAATAAAACCAAAATCCAGATCCGCTGCCGCTTTTCTATCTTCCAGTTCTTGTATTTCTTCTGCCGTGAGTTCGATGTACTCACCGTTCACGACCTTATATCTTGGCTCTGCCATTATGCTGCTCCGTTTATTCCATATAGTGTAAAAGTGCTGTATTGTATATAATCATGTCCACCATTTAAAGTGAAATCTATTTCAGTTATTGCGGCGGTAGATTCCCAAATCCCTGCTGTAATTTTCATTTCAGCCTGACCTGAAGTAGTTGAAACATTGGGAGCACCTGCTTTGAAAAAACAAGGTTTGAAGTTAGCAGTGTTTGAATAATGCGGTATCCAATACTCAATTACCCCGAAGGTATCTGCTAAAGAACTACCAGCAGGAATAGGAGGGTAACCTATTTGTGTTGCACCATCCTGACTGTAAGCAGAAGGAGTATTGTTTGCAGATTGCATATCTTGGAAACAATAATTGCTGCCTGTGTCATTATTAAACTGAATCATCACTCCTGAATAGTAAGCACTTTGATCTGATCTGGCGCTAATAACCCCATACAAATGATCGTATGAACCTGAGATTGAACCATGTGTCACAGTAGTCTCAGAACCACTTAATTCTTGATGTTCTATTACATTCCAAACTGCCATTATGAACTCTTTATCCCAAATAGTGTCCACTGAGCGCCCCGTGCAAAATTCTTGCTACTCCAAGGAGTGTCCACTATTGTTATCTGATTTATAGCCGCTGTGCTATCCCACACAGAATGCCCGAAACTGTTAGCCGCACGAGGTTGACTTGTACCATCCCCAGAAAAACCGCCCGCAAACCAAACGCTCTTATTTTTATTTGTGTTCAAATAATCAAGAATCAAAACTTCTGTACATCCCACATCAAACGGACCAAACTTACCACCTGGAATTGTGTAGTGTATAGCGATCTGCGCTAATGATGTTCCTGCTCCAGCCGCATTTGTTAAAGAGACTGTAGTTTCTAAGGCGTTTACAGAGTGAGCGCCCCCATAATTGTCTCCTGTGTCACCATTAAAACGTAAACCAAATTCTGATCTGTCAGCCGCAGAGTATTCTTCTGTGGCTGATCCTCTAATCATCAGATGTTCATATGTGGTAGGAATGCTAGTCCAATCAACACTCGAACTGTCTACTTCTAAATAAACGGATTTTATTGCTTCAATAATTGCCATTAGGACACCATCCTCGGTAGAACACCGAACAAGTCGAAACGTGAACCATCTTTAATATCATCGCCTCCACCAACAGTTATATCAATTTCAATTATTGGATCTTGCGAATACCAGCAACCAGCGACCAGTCCAACATAACCCCCTGAAGTTAAATCATCAGCGATGTAACCTACACCTGTTTTTGCTTTTCCAGAGTTAATATCAAACAAAGTAGTAACCCCACATGACCAAACATTCGCCGCTTGAGAAGTGGTAGCCACCCATTGAAAATCATAATAATCCTGTCCGTTTGCTGGAGCGCTTTCAGCAGCAGTAATACTTGAACCAGAAGCATACAGTTGCTGATTTCCGTAGTTCGCCGCTGTGTCATTATTGAAGTGCATCCTCATAGACGAATTAGTACCTGCGCTTCTAGCATAAGAAACTAAAACCAGATCCGAATACTGTGACCATTCATTAGCCCCAGTTGAAGTTTGAAAAGTAACCGTTGCAGTATCAGCACCCAAATCGACTGTCGATAAAGCAACCCACGCTTCACCATCAGTGAGAGTACCATCAACTATATAATCAGGTGTTGCTGTGTTATTTGTTTGTGTCATTACGCCACCGCATATCTGATTAGAACAATACCTGCACCACCGACACCACCAATAGTTGCAGTAGACGAATAAGCACCGCCACCACCACCACTGCCAGTGTTAGGGAATCCTTCATTATTAGAAGCAATCGTATTATCTTTTCTACCTGCACCACCTATTGAGGAACCACCAGTACCTTGAGTACCAGTACCAGAACCTCCACCACCACCAGCATAAGTTCGGCTTGTAGCCGTGATACCTATATAAGAAGCCCCTGCACCGCCATTACCACCATTAGTACTTGAATAATTAGAACCTGCGCCCCCTGCGCCACCACCGCCACCTGAACCATAAGTTCCAGCCGATTGGTCACCACCAGTTCCACCTGCGTTACCTGTGCCTCCTCCAGAAGCGGCACCTCCAGCGGCAGTTGTGGTCCATTCCATACCACCGCCACCACCAGAACCACCAGCGCCACCGGGATCAGATCGACCACCAGAACCGCCACCATCAGCAGTTACACCTAAAGCAACACTGTCACCCCCTGCAGTACCCTGAGCATTAGAGCCGCCTGCTCCCCCTGTTCCAACAGTAATAGTGTAAGGAGAAGAAGCAGTATCTACTGTGATGCTTCCAGAAGTGTTTTGTTGAACACCACCAGCACCACCGCCACCGCCTGACGCATTAGAATTAGCCTGTCCACCGCCTCCTCCACCGCCGCCGATTATTAGATAATCAACGTCAGCGGAACCAGCCACAACGGTAAACTTGCCGTCAGCCCTGAAAGCATGAACACGATACGTCGTACCAGAATCCTCATACTGTGTGATAATCCCACCAAAAGCAGTCAAAGGAGTAGCAGCACCACCCAAACCGCCGTTCAACCAATTAGAAACAGCCGTAGACGGATTAGCCTTCGGCAAATCCTTCCGAGCCTTCCACGTAGAAACCGCAGTGCTAGGGTTAGTCCTATCTTGTCGAAACACTATAAGACCTCTACTTGTCTATTCTATTAACAAACCCGTTGATGTTGATAACATCTCCCGCTGCCGCAAAAGCCTTAACGATAAGACCATTTTGTAAAAGCAGTCCGGGGCATACCAGCACCCAACCTGAGTCAGCAGCGATTTCAAGTTCCACTAGATCATCCTGATCTGTGGTTCCACCGTATTCGATGGTAAGAACACGGGCTGTTGCTGATGTGTTGCAAGCGTACAACCATATCTCGTCGAGATCAGTTGTGCCTGACACAGCAGTGTGAACTGTAACAGAAGCGCCTGTTGTGGTGCCTGTTACGGAAATGTTCTTTCCTTGTGTGCTGCCTGACAGCAGTTCTTTTGAATATGTTGCCATATTACCTTTCCTTTAATTGAAAACCGAGTTAGTAAGAATGTTGTTAGCGTCATTCCACGTAGGTGAAGTGATATCTGACGTGAGGGCTACAGTTCCTGTGGCATCAGGGAACGTGATAACACGATCCGCAGTAGCATTAGTAGCCACTAAGAAAGTTTCATAATCATTAGCACTTGAACCTTCGTAACAAATCTGTTGTGTGGCACCATTCAAATAAACCTGATTAGAAAAAGTAGCCAATTCTGTTACGGTCAATCTACCGTTAATAGTAGTAGTAGACCCTGAAGTAGACAGATTAGGTGAACCTGTAGCCCAAGTCACAACATCAGTGAAATTGGTGTTCATTTGTGCTGCAACGATGGCTGTTCCTGCTGTGAATGAATTTGTGACTGCTAATGCTGCCATTAACGCAATCTCCTTGTTCTATACATCCCTATCATGGAAGTAATACCCCATTTGCCCCTGTAGGACACTGTTGGAGTAACACTAAACCTCAAACTAATAGCCACCGCTGTCCCAATCGTCGCCCATTTAACCAGCAAATAACGATCAGAAGTGCCTTCAGGCTGCCATTCAGAAGTATCCCACACGCCAGTACCTGAACCTGAAGGGTCAGAATCCCAAGTCGCAGCCGCACCTAAACCAGTAGTGCTACCCGTGTTAGAAAAAGACCATTGACTCAAATCGTAATCTTTGTACACATACATTGTCATTTGGATATCAGCATCTGCTAACAAAACAGTACGTGTTTTACCCCATCTTTTAAGAAAAGTAGGACGATTCCCTTCAAACCAGCCTGTCTGATAGTAAGAAATTATTTCTTGCGCTGAACCAGTCCCATAATCGTCAGTGTCCGCATTTTGATCTATTTTAGAAATCCGGTCAAAAGAAACTGCGGATGTGATACCCGAAGTCGCTC